GGGGAGAGGTCTGAGAAGAGGTCGAGGAGAGGTCCCCTGATCTCGTCGCGCTCAGGATGACAACACCACGACGCCCACCGCATCGGCCCTAGCTCGCGCGATAGCAGTCTCCCGGTCCATGCGGTCCTCGGTGTACTCGCCGATCGCCGTCTCGAAGATCGGTCGGACGAACCGGACCCGCCAGACCCCCTCTATCGGATGGTAGGTCACGTAGGCGCGGGCATAGGCTCTGTTACCTCTCATGTTCGTTCTCATGTTTTCTCTCCTTCATCCTGCAAGTGCTGGAGTCGCTCCTCCAACACTGCCAGAACGAGCCGGCAATCATCCACCGCGTCCACCGGATCGGCGAGGTCGAAAAGACGTAACGCATCCCTAACTCGCGTCCGCGTCGCACGGGAAGCCAAAACCTCCCGCTCCAACTCTCCACAGTTTCTCGTCATGGCCTAGTACCTCGACCTCGACCTCGNCTGTTCGTGTTCATGGTCATGTTTACCTCCATCCGTTCATCTAGCATGTCCCATGCCAGGCGGGAAAGATGGAGATACTGCCCTTTCTCTCACGGCCATGGCGCGAACATGCCATTGTCTGTCATATCGTGCGACGATAAGGGACATGAGGCATTGGTCCCGTCCGCTTTCCTTCCATGTCCCTTACTAACGGACAGGCCAGTATAACGGACAAGGGCCGGCATGACCCTTGCATCGGAAGCAAATACCATGCCATGCCATACCATCGCCTTGTCCATGCCAGGGGGAGGGGTCAACTCGCCACGATGAAGAGGCAGGGGGTGCCCCCCCTCACGCATAGTATAAGCCCCCCCGATGACCCCCCACCAAGTTCATCAGCGGCAGATTTTCAGTGACACTTTTTGTCGCCGGCCGGTGACTAGTCGCCCCATGTAGACCTGGTTGCACTTGTCCATATCTGCCAACGCTCTGTCACAGTCCTTGACAACTCGATGACGATATGGTATCCTCCCCGCTCAGCCATGCCGAATACCGAGAATCGCCCTCCTGAGCAAGAGTCGGGCGTTGCTAGCGACGCAAGCGAGGGCGGGCATTTACCCGGCCACGACAATCCGACTCCCGCGCGCGCGGTTGCCGCGGCCCTATCTTCCACAGAACTGGTCCCAGGGTACGACTTTGCCAACAAGGAGCACTGGCTGGCTCGCACCCTCTCGGCACGAAATGATGGTCTCGGCGGCGGCTCTCCCAGGGTCATAGTAGACGCCCGATACCACGACATCGCGTTGCGTGTGATCGCCGGCCAGTCGGTCCGGGAGATCGCGGCCTCCCAGGGCCTAGCTACCAAGCGCATCCGCCACATGATGATGGACCCGCGGCTCCAGGAAATATACATCCGTGAACGAGACAAGATCAAGACCGACATCTCCGGGCTCATCAAGGACGAGAAAGCACCCTCGATCGTGCGTAAGGGAGCATTGGTAACCCGCGCGCAGACGCTCCTGGGCGAGGTCATGGAAGCCGTCCATGGCCATATCCAGGACGCGGACAGCAACGGTGGCCGACTCAAAGCGACCATGCTCAAGGCTGGGGTGGACGCGTCCGTGGCAGCGTTCAACCACCTTGAGCCCAAGGGGGGTGGGCCAGGAGCTACCACCAACACCATCAACATCACCGCCGACAAGGCCGCGTTCATCCAGGGTGTCCTGCGTGAGTCGGGGGTCGATCTGAGCGACGTGCTCGATGGGTACGTAACAGAGCAAGGAGCACCTGTCGATGGCAACGCCGAAGCTACCCAATAAGCTGCTCTCCTGGGCAGCCGTCGCTGACGAGTTGAACGCCCTCTGTGAGAAATGGGCCAACCTGCTCGATGTCCCGCTCTCCGAGATCCGTCGATATGACGCTCAGTCTGTCCAGCGAATTGGCGTGCGGGCCATGAAACAGCTCAAGGAACGGCTCGCCGAGGCCGGGGTAGACGACTCGGCCTATCAATTCTACCGGCATCTACAGGACGTAGAGCCTCCTGTCGTACACCCCAGCAAGCTGCCACGACCAGAAGTAGCGCGCGGGGTCTTCACCGACCTCGACGCCCACCTCGAATCCCTCCACAAGGTCACCTAGATGTCCGGCCCCGAGGACCTTACCCGGACCGACATCGACGCGATCATAGCGTCGGACGACTGGAAAACTCGCGCGGCCCTGCGAGCAGCGACCCGTCGCAGCCTCTACACCTTCACGAAGCTGTTGGTCTGCTATAACGAACCCAAGAACACCATGACCCCGGAGGTCTTCAAAGAGCGGCAAGACTGGATTCAGTGGGTCGTATGCGAGCACAAGAGAGGACTGCTAGAGGACCCTCGCGGCTATATCAAGTCCACCGGCAACACCCGATCCGTCCCACCCTGGCTCGGTGTCCAGCGCCCCGATGAACGTTACGACCATCCCAACGAGATCGAGCGTGCCGAGACCTTCCTTCTCGCACATCCACACATCAAGGGGGCCGACAATCGGATCGCCATCGCAGGTGACACCAAGAAGGCCGCGACGAGGTTCACCGGGTCGATTCGGCGTTTCTACCTGGCCAACCCCCTCTACCGCTGGCTCTACCTCGAAACCATCTGGGACAACCCGCTCCGCACCGACTACGGCTGCTTCAATGACGAGGAGATGTTCATACCAGGTAGGAGGCAGCTGGACCTAGTCGGTGGATTCCTGCTCGCCGTCGGCACGGAGACTGCCATCGTCGGAGGCCGGCTCGATGGGCTTATCGTCAACGATCTCGTGGGGGACCACAACTGGCATTCCTCCGGCGAGATGGCGAGACTACGTGATTGGGTCAAGACAGCGCCCGGCCTGCTTTCGCACCGCGATCCAGCGCACCCGGACGCCGGCTTCGTCATCGACGAGGGGAATCGCTGGACTCTCGACGATGTCAACTCGATGATCCACAGCGACTACACCGATTGGGCCGTCTGGCGGCGGGGTGTATTCCGCTGCTACGTGCATGGCCTGGGGTCCTGTGGCCGCTGGGGGTCTGACGACGAGCGGCAGGGCTGTGCCCCCACCGATGAGTCACTGTGGAAGGAAGGGCCGTATCCTGACAAGGAATCGCTGGCGAGGCTAGAACGTGAGGAAGGGCCTGTCATATTCGCGGCTCAGCGGCTCAACGACCCTACCAAATCCAGCGACCTCGACGTTAGCAAGCTGCGATACTTCACGCTCGACATCGCGCCAGTACGGGTAAACGGCGTGCTGGAGCGTCTCTGGTCCATTATCATCCCCACCGAGGGCTCCCACGAGGAGATCATCCCTCTCGGCACGCTCGATCCACACGTGCTCTCGGTGGACCCGGCCTCTTCCCAGGAGAAAACCGCCGCGCGTACCTGCATCTCCTGGTTCGCCAAGGATCGTGCCACCGGACGCCGGTTCAACATCGACATTCGCGCAGACAGGTACGGCCCCGACGAGTCTGTCTGGCAGTTCATCGAGCTGTACGAGGACATGGTGAGCAAGATCCACGGGAAATCCATCAAGCCCGTCATCGAGAAGGTCGCGGCGCAGACATACATGGCATCGGCGATACGACTGGCAGCTGTGGTAACCCGTGATGGCACACCCCGGCACCCGAAGCTACGCATCCCCGAGATCGAGATGCTACCCCCCGCGCAGGGGTTCGCCAAGATCGACCGTGGTAAGCGACGGGTAGGGCACATCCTCGGTCAAGGTCTCCTCTACGTCCGTGCCGGCCTCCAGCTCCCTGGCTATGAGATTCGCCACTTCCCAACTGGTACAATGGATTGGATAGACTCGGCAGCACAGGCTGAGGAAATCTTCTTGAGGTCATACGGTGGTGCAGACAGTGACAAGTTGCGGGCCGGTAGGATGCATCGCCGAGCGATGAAGGTTCTCCGAGCTGACCGCACCGGTGTGTCGATCTAGTCGAGGTGGATATGGTTGATGACGTGAAGGTCAAGATAGACGCGGAGTCAAGCGAGACTTTCTCGCAGCTCCCCTCGCTGATCGAGTTGTCGGACGAGCGGAAGACCGAGTTGACAAGCTGGTTGCGGGCCTACATACCCGAGTTGATCCGTGCTCGCAACGACGACGTCGAGAAGCGGACGAACAAGTGGAGGAAGACCCTCCGCGGCGAGAGTTCCAAGCCGCCATTCCGCACAGGCGCGTCCAACCTCTCCACCCCGTTGACCATCTGGGCAGCCGCCGCCATTCGCGCGCGCATCCGCCAGGCCGTCGTCGAGCAGAAGCCTGTCATCGCGGCCATCCCGCTCAAGTCCAAGACCTTCGAGGGGATCGACCTGAATCGCATTGCCGCGGCCTATGCTAAGGTGTTCCAGGCGGAGTTTGACTCGCCTCGCGGACTAGGCGGCGCGCAAGCAGTCGAGAAGGGTGGCGATGAGGCGACGAATGTTGGCACCGCCGGCTTCAAGGTCTACGAAGAGGTCAAGTTACCTCGCTACGCAACAGGGCTGGATGGCCTCCCTGCACTCCAGCCCGCCCAGACGCGCGTTCGCTGGGACTTCATCCGGTTGAACGACCTGATCTACGTCGATGGCTACGGTGATGACACACAGTCCATGCCTATTGTCGGGCACCAGTACAAGATGACCTGGTTCGACATGAAGGCATGGGAGGCTGCCAAGCACTTCTACCCCGACGCGCTCGCCAACGTCGCGCACTACTACAGCACCGACCAGGTCAACCAGCCCGTCAAGTTGCGCGAGCATGATCTAGCTGAACTATATCTAGATTACTGCGTAGAGCCAGCAGGCGCGAAGGGCTATACAGGCTTCCCCACCGCGGTAGTCCTGACCTGGCACATCGACTCGGCGACGATACTGCGCTGTGCTTATAACCCTACACCCCTCGGCATCCGTCCCATCTTCATCGCCAAGTTCGACAATGACCCCGACTCCACCAAGGCTCGCGGTCAAGGCGTGTGTGAGAAGCTGGAGGGAGCGCAGGACGAGACTGACATGATCCACAACCTTGGCATCGAAGCCGCGAAGAGAGCCACCGCGCACTTGATAGGGCTGAAGGCTGGTACTGGCGCCGAGGCCGAGCTAGGCGGCGAGGAGCCCGTCAACCCGGGCGACACCTACACCACCGAGAATCCCGCCGAGGATGTCATTCTCACAGCACTCGGCGACGCCAAGGGCGTCGAGATCGCGCTCGTACAGGAGACCAACACGCGGCAGTACGTGTCGAGGATGTTAGGGTTGGACGAGAGCGCGATCGGGACCGTGGAGACCGGCAAGCGCGTACCCGCGTCGTTGGGGCTGTCCATCCAACGCGAGGGGAGGGTGATCGCAGCGAACGCCATCCGATCTTTCGCTAACGTACTGCGTGACATGGCCTACCTGACAGGCGACCTCTGGAAGCGCCGCCCGCCCATCGAGACCCTCGCAGCCGTGCTCGACCCAGCAGAGGCCGCGCTGTTCAACGAGGCTGTGTTCGTCCCCACTGACACATCCACGCGGCAACAGTTCGTGTTGACTATCAGTGCCCAAGACGCTGCCACTACCATGGAGCAGCGTAAGATGGAACTCATGTCAGTGAACCAGATGCTCATGGGGTATTACCAGGCGCTCATCCAGTACGCGCAGATGGCGATGCAGTTGCCGCCGCCCTTACAGGCCGCTGTACTTCTCATCGCGCAGAAGATGGAGAATGGCGTGAAGGCGTTGCTTAACACGGTGGACAGCGTCCAGAACCCGAGTGAGGTCCTGCCGGCGGTGGCGGACCTGGCGGAGCTGCTTCAACAGGCTCAACAGACAATGCAGGCCGGTGCCATGCCAGGTGGTGCCATGCCAGGTGCGGGCATGGGCGGGGCGATGATGGGAGGCGGTGGTGGACGGTAATCTACCCTTCATCAACACCGTAAAGCCCTTCGGCCCGCGGATAGTAGTCCACAAGCCGCAGCCTCTCACGGGCGGGAATGAGATCCAAGTCGCGCACGGGCTAGTCATCCCCGCACAGTCCGACTCGAATCGACGGATCTACGGGCTCATCGCGGAGGTGATAAGCGTGGGGCCAGGTGTGGACCGTGCTATCAAGCCAGGCGGCAGGATCATAGTAAACGAGTTCGCCGGGACCCCGATCTGGGACGGCGAGCGTGAGACCCCCTACTTCATAATCGGAGAAGGCGAGGTGATGGCATATGTTGACGAGTAGCATCCTGTTCATGTGGCTCCTGATGGGCTTCATCTCAGAAGGTCCAGACACGTTCCCGACCGCGGCTATCATCATGGACGGCTCCGATCCGATCGCGCCCCTCACGCTTAGCTCCGACGGGATGGACCCTGTCTAGATGAAGTGGCGGGATATACCCACGGGCGACTTGATCGAGCTTCTCCACCAGGCAGAAGCTCTGGAAAAGTCCCGTCTCTGGCAGGGGGTGATCCTCCCCGCGGTCGAGAACAGCATGACCCCCCACGAAGGCGTCCTCCACAACTCCAGGGACCTGTCCGAGATATGCAAAGCCCAGGGTGTCGTATACGGGGCGGAGCGTGCTACTCTACTGTTATCTGACTTCATTGAATATGCACGACGGGAGATTCGCAAATCCAGCCGTGCCGGGAGTGAAGATGCCGGAGCCGATTGACCCCACCAAGGCCGCTGACGACGATCCCACCAAGGTAACCGACCCTAAGCCCGATCCTACCCTCGACGCCGTCAAGGCTCTGGCCGAGGACGCGAAGAAGTCGAGAGAGGACTTCCTCAAGGCGTTGTCCGACGCACGGGCGGCTCAGGTGCCCGCACCTGCGCCTATTGCCATCCCCGCTGCGAAGGACCCTGCCGAGGAGTTCGCTAAGCTATCTGCCGAGTGTGACGCGCTCTACCAAGAGGGCAAGGCCACCGAGGCCATGTCCAAGTTTGCCATGTGGCTGTCCAAGCAGAACGCCAGCAGCCAGATCGACCCCACCACGACCCCTACTTACAGGCACATGGTAGAGTCCACCAAGCGAGATGTCCGGTCCGATAACAAGGATGTGTTCGACCGCTGGGGCAAGGAGGTAGAGGCTATCGTTCAGGGCCTTCCCTCTGACAAGCGACTTCTCCATGCCGAGTGGGAGGACGCAGCTCGCCGAGTGCGTGCCGCTCACCAAGACGAGATCCTGGTCGAGAAGGAAGCTGAGATTCGCAAGAAGATCGAGGAGGAGTATAAGGGACGGCTAGCGCCGCTCGCGGCCGGCTCTCGTGGCAGTGCCGGTACAGAGCTAACTACCGGCCTCTCCGAGATCGACCTCGCTGTAGTCAAGGCTCACGACCTCAACATCGAGCAGTACAAGAAAGCCAAGAAGACTGTCGAGGCGTACACTACCGATCAAGGCATCTTCGATTGCCCGTTCATGGACGAGCAGCTACCCGAACGCGGCCGCATCAATATCAAGCCAGGGAGGTTCTGATGGAAGTCGTCCCGGTCGCCACGGCACCTACGGCTCAGGTTGTCCCTGACATCTTCTACATCCCCTCCGCGCCCGGTGGGATCTGGAAGGAGAAGGGACGTTACCTACGCTGGCTGACGTTCAGCGCCCGTAACCTGGCTCTCAAGACCATGAAGGGGACGATGTTCCCCGGCTACACCCTATTCGGCGGCGAGGGCAAGGAGAAGACCATGGCCCTCATCGAGGAGCTGGGGCTTAACTCCAGCTACTACAACTCGACGCATGATCGAATTATGGTCGGCGACGGGCCGCAGGGATGCGTGCTCGCCTACATCTCACTAGAAGAGCGCGAGCAGCGGCTGGCGGATCGTAAGCGCGAGCAAGCGGAGAGATCGGCCGGCGTCGAGGACGCCTACATGTCTGCCATCGACCGCAAGGGTATCAGGCCGGTCGTATACGAGACTGAGGATGACTACACCGATCGCAAGCGACACGCGACCCGTGAATCCACGAATCGCGTGGGGTACACGGGGGCTCGGCGTTAGCGCCGCGTCGATAGGAGGCTAACATGCCGCCAGTTCTAACAGGTTCTTTTGCCAACCATCTCGCGCCGGGGCTCAGGGCGATCATCGGTGCCAACCTCATGGGTCGTGAGACGACTTATACGTCCTACTACAACATGGGCACCACCAACCGCAAGTTCGAGGATTACGCGGCTGCGACGGGTCTGCCCATCGCGGTGGAGAAGCCGGAAGGCGCCGATATCCAGTCCTTCGACCCGCTAGAGTCGGCCGCGGCCGGCATCGGCGGTGGCCCGGCCGGCACGAAGCGGCTCACGCCCAAGGTCTACGCCATCGGGGCTGAGGTCTCGATGGAAGCCTGGGAGGATGACCTCTACCTGAATAACGGGTCGGCCATCCGAGAGGTAGGGAATGGGATCGCTGACTCTCTCGCCGAGCGGCTGGAGATTGAAGCCCACAGTCCCTTTATCAACGGGTTCGACACGAGTACGTTCACTGTGCTACCCGATGGCTCGGCCTTCATCGCGACTTCTCACGCCTCGATCGTTGGTGCCCAGGGGCCTGCTCAGGCCAACCGGCCCTCAGTCGATGTAGACCTCAACCTCACTTCCCTCCGCGCCAGCTTCATCCGCATGCGGAAGTGGAAGAACGACCAGGGGCTGCGAATCCCGGCGTTTGCCAAGCCTAAGACCCTCTACGTCACGGCGGACTTCGAGTACGACGCGCTGGAGTTGCTACGGTCCACTGATCGTCCTGACACCGCCAACCGTGTGACCAACGTGACCGCGGGCGCGGTGAATGTCATCGCCGACGCCTACCTCTCCGACGAGTCCGGCTCCGACATGTGGCTCGTCCAGGCTCAGCGACACTTCGCCGAGTTCCTGTGGCGCAAGCGGCCGTTCTTCGATTCGTTCGATGATCGGCGCAAGCGAATCGCGATCTTTGTCGGGCTGGAGCGGTTCGTCGGTCAGCCTGTCCACTGGCTCGGCTGGGACGGGTGCCCCGGAGCATAAGGAGGATTGACTAAATGGCTATCACAGTAGGTACAACCGCTCCTATCGTCCCTTATGTTTCGCAGGGGGGCGCCACGCTCAGCTCGGCCATCGCCATGCCGCTGGCTAACTCCGAGGTGATCGTACCCGGGGACTGCATTGTCTACTCGTCTGGCAAGATCGTAGACGGAAACACCGACCCTACCCAGGATACGATCATCGGGTTTGCCGCGGACAAGATCACGGCGCCTGCATCCGCTGGCGATGCTGATATCGTCCTAGTTAACCTGGCGACTCCTGGCGCAATCTTCATCGGTAGTTTCGTTGGCGGGGCGACCACCGATCAGGTCGGGGTGCTCACCGACTACGCCTCGACCTTCGGGGCCGACTTCGATCTTGTCGAGCTGACTGTCGAGGCGATCTGCGCCATCGACGCTGCTGACACCGCGGGTGACATTCTAGTGCTCGCCCCGGCCAGGGAACAGCTCCGCGGTAAGTCGTACAGTTCCAGCACGACCACGGGAACCATCAACCCCCGCGTCTACTTCATGGTAGAGCGGAGCGTGTTCACCAACGTGCTCGCGTGATCTAGTGAGGGGCGGGTCACCCCCGCCCCAGCACTGGAGGTAGATAGCATGCCCTCTCTTCCAGCTCATCTCTACGGACGCGGGGACTTTGGTGGCCCGAATGCCGGAGGCTACAGCACGGTCCTACTCGGCACCACCGGGGCCACAGCCGTTACGCCAGGCGCAGCCACCACGGTCATTGGCAAGTACCTGCTGCCACAAGACTGTCGTTTGGAGCAGATCATTGTCGGCGTCGTAACCAGCTCCGGTGGCGCGTCTCGTCCGACTGTCAACGTAAACGACGGAACGGCCAACGTGCTCGCCGCCGATCTACAGTCCGTGACGGCCTCTGCTGTTGGGGCTGTAAACTTCACGGCCGCTCGCCGAGAGCAGGCGAAGAATAACATCCTGACGGTCAACATGACGACTGTGGCAACAGAGGCGGTAACTAACCTGTCCGTGTGGGCCGTGTTCCATGTCAAGGGCCACGTCAACGCCGATAAGGCCAACGACTAAGAGGTAGGTCACATGGCGGTCATTAGGGTCGGCACCAAGGAGTTCGGCCAGCGTGCGAGGGAACGCAAGGCCCGGCTGGAGATGGGGTATCCACTCGCTGGCGGGGGGATGATGAAGGCGCCGAAGGACAGGTCGGCAATCTCGAAGAGTGACGCTGAGCAGGTCCGCATTCGGCTCAAAGACTACGAGCCCATCCCGGAGGCCAAGGTGGAGAGGGGGGTTAAACCGCCTCCGCCTCCTCCCAAGAAGCCCGTCTCGAAGACCCGGCGCAAGCTATCCGCCCCCTACGGTGAGCGTCGTTAACCATGGCCGTCGTTCGCGAGTGGATCAAAGCAGCCAACCTCAAGAAGGGCGCATTCACCGCGAAGGCCAAGGCGGCTGGGATGGGAGTTCAAGAGTACGCAGCTAAGGTGACCAAGCCCGGCTCGCAGGCCAGCGCGAAGACCAAGAAGCAGGCTGTCCTAGCGAAGACCTTCAAGAAGATGTCGAAGGGGAAGTGACATGATGAAGCCATTACCTAAGTGGGCAGGACTCATGGCGGCGATCGTTGGAGCTGCCGCCGCACCCATCGCTGCGGCCATCGGCGTCATCCCCACCTGGCTCGCCCTCACAGCCGCGTCGATCGCATCTGTCGCGGCGTTGCTGTCCCATTCGCTGACGGGGGACGGAGGGGAGTAGATGGATGGCCGTTGCCATACAAGGCGAGATCATCACGCTCACGGCTGCGGGGGACAGTATCACCAGCCGTCTGGCCATCGACCGTCTGTTCTTTAGCACTGGCGCCACGAGCGGCGCGACCACCATCACAGCAAACGGCATAACGGTGTGGAGTGGCACACCCACGGCGAATGGCATAACCAGCGGCTTCCCGCTGTTTGCCAGCGGCACGTCGGTGGATAGCCTGACGGTCACCACACTCGGCACCAACGTGACCGTTATCATCCTCCCGGGAAGTCGTAACCAAGCGAGGCGAAGTGTCAACTAGTAGCGCGGGCAGTGGGCTGTTCTACCTATGGGAGGTGGGTGACACCTTACCGGTCCCTGCTCGCATACAGAAGCTATCGTTCATCTCCGGGGACACTGGCGGGACTTCCACCGTGACTCTCAACGGCGTGACGTTCTGGAGTGCGGTTATAAGTGCCGGTCAGACTGGCGAGTTCAATTTCCCCACGCCGCTGGCTGTAGACAGCCTATCTCTCAGTGCTGTCGGGACGAATGTGATACTAATGGTAACTACGGTATAGATCATGTCAGTTACCACTAGCGGTAGCGGGATGTTCTGGTTGTGGGCGCTGAATGACGCGATAAATGAGCCTGTCAAGATTCTCCAACTCATCATCATCACGGGTGATACAGGCGGCACATTGACCATCCAGATCAACGGGTTGACCTTCTACACGGCCACCGACAGCGGGGCTAACACGACGACCTCGTTCAACTTCGCCACGCCCTTCGCGGCAGACAGTGTACAGCTCGCCGCGTTGGGTACTAACTCTACCCTTATCGTACGTACGGTGTAATCACATGGCTGTAACAGTAGCAGGTAGCTTGATCCGAATGACCGCCGCAGATGACGTGGTGCCGGGGAAGCTGGCTCTCACCGCGTTGGTAGTGAACCGGGTAGGCGCGGCGGATGTCACGAACAGCCTTGTCCTCAGCACCGACACGGGGCGGCATTATGTGAAGTCGAGTTCGGTGGGGAACTTGACCTTCACAGCAGCCAGCCCCAACACGATCCTACGGTCGGTGGGTACATGGACAGCGGATGGCTTCCAGGTCGGTGACGTGGTGACTTGCCTACAAGCGAACACTACTGGCGCTAACGGTCTCAAGCGGTTCACGATCAACGCGATCGTGAGCGGCGGCGCGGTGCTGGAAGTCGCAGAGGCCCCCACGACCACGGCTGCTCTCGCCGGCTACACTGTCTGGGCCAACGTGGGGGTGTTCTTTCGTAAGACACAGGCCAACCTGTCAGCGGCCACACCCACGATCCTCGCCTACGGCTACCCCGCGCCATTCCGAAACCTGCGGATTCTCATTATGAACACTGACTGCACGGTCGTGCTGGCGCCGGTTGATTTCACCTAGAGGATGCCATGGCACAGGTCTACCCCCCCGAGAACGGCAAAGGTCCCATCGAGTTCAAGCGGTCGTATGTAGACGAGGCGACCGGTGAGCTAATCAAAGAATCCAACATCACCCGCGATCCTTTCTATAACATCCTCCGCGCGGCCGACGACGTAGACGAGCCCGATCACGACCAGTTCCTCCAGCGATGGCGGCTTCGCCCCGAGTACAACCCTCCCGAGCCATAACCGGGGCAATCACTGATACTATGCCATAGGTCACCACACCCATCGCCTGCTGGCCTAACCAGTTTGGGGGTTGCAGATGGCACTTACACGAGCACAACTTAGATCACTCACCAAGCAGGCACTTGGCAACAGGTCGTCCAGTACAGGCATTGTCATCGACGATTCCTGGTACAACGATCGAGTCAACAGCGGGTATAGACGGCTGTGTACGTTCCAGGGGGTCGTATCGAGGCCCGGGCTGGCCCAGCCGCAGTATAGACTACTCCGCTTCTTCGAGCTGGAATCTCGTGACAGCCGCACCTACGGGCTCGCGATGGCCAATAACTTCGTGATCCCCTTCACGGCCGGTGTCGTCTATGTCATGGATGTCTATGACCGGACGAACAACGTGGGGCTGCGGCGCACATCGAGGCGGGAGATCCTCGGGCTAGATCCCGACGCGGTCGGCCGGCCGACCCGCTGGTGCCCAGCCGGGGGTGGCGGCGTGGCTGGCTACTACATCGACAAGCGACCGGGTGTGGCTGCCGACAACATCAGCGTGTATGAGTACACTTACAAGTATCCGGTCGAGCTGTCCACCGACAGCGGCTCGACTGGCACCCCCATCATCCCCGATGCCTGGCACACGGCGATATGGTATGCAGCGGCAGCCGAGGGCGCCGCGCTGTTAGAGTGGCCCGAGAAGGCCCAGGAGTACGAATCTAAGTTCATGCAGTTCATCGCGGAGCGTAAGTCGCCTCAAGAGGAGGCGGCGTATAGTGGGCTCGCCGGGCCGAGGCGTAACATCCCGGTTGGTAGCACTTGGTAGGAGGCCGACATGCCTGTAGGTACAACTTGGAATCGTCTATCGCCCGCAGGAAGTGACAACCCCGCTAACGGGGCGCAGGAGATCGCTGATCTCAAGAAGATGGTGGATGAGCGGACACGTAACGGCGGGCATTTCTGGGAGCCTGACGGGGATGCCTCTCTCACCAACACTGGCCGGCACGTGTGCGGGGCCGAGCAACAGTCAGGTGGGACGGGTGCGGCGGCTAACGAGTTCTACGTTTACGCTGACACTGCACCGAGTGGGACTCTCAAGGACTTCATCTTCAAGGACCGCAGCCACGCCTCTCCCGGGGTAGACTTCCAGACGGGCGTTACTGGATCGGTGACCAAGGTTCGGAAGCTACAGGTCACGACAGACGGGCTACAGGTAGACGCCGGGGCTATCACCCTCCCGGCCGGGTCACTGGAAACAGCTGACCTGGCCGATGCCGCTGTCACGTCCGACAAGATAGGGTCTGCCGCAGTCCTACGGTCCAAGCTGGTGTCCAAGGCCGCGACAGCGAACACCTTTGCACAGGCGGCAGGCGTTCTCGGACCTATAAGCGGCGAGACCTCCATTCTCAGTACCACGTTTACTACTGGCAAGAGCCCTGGGAATGTACACTGTCATTACTCGTTTCTCATCATAGGCGGCGCAGCGACCCCGATAACGCTCAAGTTCAAGCGAGATGGGGGGGATCTCCAAAACTTCACGTGGACGCTCGACCAGACGGGTCCCTACGGATTCTCCTTTGTTGACACCGGGCTCGCACCGGACACGACCTATACCTATGATCTGACTCTCACACAGAATGGCCTCTCTGTAAGAGAGCGGGTTCTTACGATACTAGAGCTGGCCAGCTAGAGGTCACCAATGGCCATCCGCGAGGAAGCAGCTCTCTCACCTTACGTACCAGCGCTCCCACGCGCGACGGTGGGAGACCCTGCTCGCTGGGAGACCAGGCTGGTAGATGCGCTGGATCGGCAATTCAAGACCATCCATAGCAAGACAGCTCTCCTCGCCGATTGGATCGAGGACAGGACCGTCACGGTCACTGCTTCCTACACCGTCAATGACGAGACTGTCATCATAGCCGACGCAACCAGCGGGGCTATCGTGGTGACCCTGCCGCCTGCCCTCCAGGCCATCAACCGGCGTGTCACAGTCAAGAAGTCAGACTCTACCGCCAACACCGTCACCGTTCAAGCCCACGGGGCCGAGCTGATCGACAACACGAACACCAAGGTCCTGACGGTACAGTTTCTCACGTTGACAGTGGTAGGCGACGCTGCCCAATGGTGGTCCACGGCAAGTGTGTTTCCAGCGGGGGGGCCGGGTGGTCTCGGCGGCGTGCCTGTCCTGGTAGACCTCCAGGGGAATCTAGAAGGCGTCTCGGCCAACGCGGCTCGATCCGACCATCGGCACAAGCTGGACGAGGCTATCGCGCCTGATTGGACCAACCAGCACGACTTCCGACCATCGTCGAACCTAGTGCCACTACGACTCTTCGCACGAACAGGTCAGACCCTCGCCTACGCCCAGATGTTCGATACGGATGGGACGACACTCCGCACCGTGACAGACAAGGACTTCCGTTGGGGCTTCAACGATGCTTCGCCGACCGCACGGGTGAACGTCAAGGCCGGTGCTAGCGAGGCAAGCATCGCAGCATTGGGTCCGTTCATCTGGTATAAGGGCTCGAACGCTGATGGGTTTGACAACTCTACGCTAGGTAACGGGGCCGGCCTGGGCGCGTACTGGTACGATCACAGCGGCAACACACGGCACGAGCGGACGGATCAAGACCCCACATTCAGTGACCCAACCTGGTGGAATGTTGCTGGTGCTGGTGCAGGACAACCGACTGCATTACCAAATGGGAGACCGGTTGTCAGCACTAAGACTAATGGATCGTTTCCCCTTCGTCTGTTCGGCCGCATAGACCCGCTTGTTTGGCCGGCTTTCCACTCGGCCGCCAACTTCACAATGTATTTTGTAGTCAATATGACAGACCCTGTAGATACTGGCAGAATCCTGTTGGGCGGTGACTGCGAGTTTTTCCTGCCTGCTAACCCTCTTAATGTACCTCCAGAGATAACTATTGGAAGTGCCACCACACTAGTTCGATATCGTCAGCGGCAAGGTGTCCCAACGCCCATCCCTAGTGTGACGTTCACGAACCCCACTATTGGAACAGAAAAGTACGCCCGTGTTACTGTCCGAAAGACGGGCGGTACTGTAGAGATGTGGTATCGGAATGCGGTGTTGACTCCAACATCAGTAGTAGGTGACACTTCAGTAGCTTATCAATACGCCTTTTTAGGTCACACAGCTAACAACGAGGACACAGTAATTCATCACCAAGTCCACTACGGCGAAGTCCTCATCTTCCACTCCTCTCACTCCACGGCCACTATTGGTACNGTGTGGGGGTATCTCGACAACAGCTTCTACGACGGTACGAACTACTTGGATGCNCCGGCTGGTGGAGGTGGGTTCGACCTGGTCCATGGCAAGGATGCTGGTGGCACAGTCCTCACTAACCTCGACTCGGCTAACAAGCTGTCGTTGGGATGGACCGGGCCGGCCACCGCGCGACTTGAGGTCCGAGACGCCAACGTCGAACAAGCCCGTTTCGGGTTTGACGCCGATAGTTACCTTGGTGTACAGGCGGCGAACACATACATCGACCTCAACGCTGGTTCGGGGATCACGGGCGCCGGTGGCGAACCTGCACAGGTCTTTGGCAATTTCTCGCTGGAACTTGATAACGTTGCGAATCCTGGTCAGGTCGCGCTTGGTGTCGTCGGGCACAGCGCACAGACGGCCAACATACTAGACGTATATCAATTTGCGAACCCAAACCCCATGTTGGGGATCGCTGCGACGGGAGCGGCCACGCTTCGCACCAACACCGTAGGCGCGGTGAATCTTACGTTCCAACAGATTGGTTCACAAACAGGCGATCCTATACGCCACCTATCGTCAGGAGCGGTGCTTCTGAATCGGCTTGATACGTCCGGGAGAATGGGTTTCCGAGAGACGACTACGCCTGTCCATGTTGCCAATGAGGGGAAGCTCTACACCAAGGACTTCGGTGGTAGGACCGAGCTGTGTTACTTCGACAGCGACGGAGCGGCGACAGGGGTCGAGGTCCGGCTGACCACGCTGGGGGCGGTGAGCGGCATCGGGCCGGGCACCACGAATCGGCTTGCCAAGTTCACGGGGGCGGCTGCGATCGGAGACAGTAGCATCACGGATACAGGCTCGCAGATATCGAGCGCGACGCCGGCCCTGTGGACTGGTCTCCACACATTCGATCCCGGCAACACCCCGGCGGCGGGTGTCCTCATCCGCATGGGCGCTGCCGGCAGCGACGTGCTGAGCAACTGGCTCGAATGGTCGCTCGATGTGGATGCTACCATCGAGAACTGGCGAGCCGTTGTGAAGGGCGACGTGGACGGCTCCCCGGATGGCTACTCGGCTTGGGCGCTGCAACACGATGCAGGTGGTGGATTTTGGGAGGAGGCGTTCCGGGTCGTCAGCAACGATGGCGTGCTTGGCATCCAGACCGTACACGGCATGACCGCCGTCGCCAACGACAACGACATCGCGGCGAACAAGCTTCGCAGCTCCACCGGCACTGTCATCCCGATCAACGACAACACGCCCTCGGCTGGGAAGGTGCTCAAGATCAAGACCGATGGGGTGACGGGCCAGTGGGCGGACGACGCGAGCGTGGGAATCTACGGGGACGGGAGTGATGGGAACTTCGTCGTGACTGTGAACACGACGCTAGGCTCCGACGCTTACTACAACGATCTACAGATCAACAGTGGCGTGACGTTGTGGAACGGCGGCTACAAAATCTTCGTCAAGCAGAACCTTATCGTCAACGGGAACATCAAGCAGGGTAATGCGACAACCCCCGGTGTTGGGTTGGATGCTGTTGGCGCGGCCCGTGGAAACGGTGGAGGAGCCGGGGTCGGTTCGACGCTAGGGACGGGAGCTGGTGGCGGCAACGGCGCCGATGGGGATCTTGACGCAGGCGCGGGAGGAAGCAATGGTGGCCAGTCCACCGGCGATGGTGGTCAAGGCGCCGCGGGCGGAATAGGCGGAACCGGAGCCAGTGGAGGCGGTGGGGCCGGTGGAAATGCTGGAGTCTTCAATCGGTTCAAGTTTCGCCAGTTCGGCGCCACGACCATGAACCGGACATCCATCGCCTTTATTCAAGGTGGTGCTGGCGGCGGTGGAGGTGGGGCCGGTGGCGGCGATACTCCTGGGGCCGCGGCAGGGGGCGGTGGTGGAGGTGGTGGCGGCTCGGCTGGAGTCCTCGGTATCTGGGCCAGGTTTATCACTGGAACCGGTGGGGTGATCGGCGCTGACGGGGCGAAGGGTGGCAACGGTGCAGCCGGAACCGGCGGCAACGCAGGCGGAGGAGCGGGTGGCGGTGGAGGAGCGGGTGGCTTGCTCTACATCGTTTCGGATTCCTTCGGCAACGGAGTCACGTACCAAGCACTCGGAGGCACGTTTGGCAATGGCGGCGCAGGTGTTGGTACCGGCCTACCTGGGGCCAACGGTGGGGCCGCCGCCAACGGCACCGTCTACAAGTTCGACCGGACCCAGGGCATTCAGGTATAGGAGAGCAACTATGGCCAGCTTCACCATCACGATCCCGGATGCCCAGCTCACTCGCGTGCTCGACGGCATCGCTGCCCTCGGTGGCTGGAATGCCGCGCTGGGCGTCACCAAGGCCCAGTTCGCCAAGCGATGGATCAGAGACCAGATCCGCCGTGCCGTGCGGGACGGGGAGATCGGGGCGCTCTCTGGCACGGTCGGATTCACCGACGTGGATGTTCCGTAAAAGGAGACCTGTATGAGTGCCGATGTAGAAGCTGGTGCTAATGCAAGAGAGCCTGTGACACCTGCCGCCACAGCTAACCGCGGGCGCAGGATCAGCCACCTGCTCATCTCCGTGAGTTTCGACGTGTTCGACTCGGAGGGGAGGAAGTGCAACATCCAGGACACCGGTAACACCCCTCTTATCATGTGCGAGGCGGAGATTCCACCCAGCCTCTACGACTGGCTTCGATCCAAGCGACTACCCGTGTGAGGTGTCCATGAATGAGTTCCTACAGCTCATCAGCAACGCCTCAGGGGCTGGACTAGCCCTAGGCGGATTCATTGCCTATACCATGTGGCGGCAGAAACGGGGGAATGGGTTCTCTTCCACCGACCGGGAGCATTTAACCATCGTCTCCCATGCCACCAAGAAGATGTGCGAAGCCTTGGAGAAGCACGATCTCCGCGCGGTAGAGGCGATCGTCAAGATGGCGGATTCGTCTGCTAAGGACACGGAGATCCTGAGAGAGATCCGTGACATGAGGCTAGAAATGGCCAGAATGGGGAAGGTGGAGTAATGCCGCTCAACATCGCATGCTTCGACATAGAATCGACCAGTCTCAACGCCAGCTTCGGTCGGCTCTTGTGTGCGTGCTTCAAGTTCCAGGGCGAGGAGGAGGTCCGTATCTACGAAGCCTTCAAGCTGCGGGACGAGGAGAAGTGTCTACGCGATATCCGTAAGATGTGGGATAGCGTAGACATCCTCGCCACCTGGTACGGCAAGCGATTCGACGTGCGGTTCCTGGATGCCAAGGCCACCAGGTATGGAATCGCGCCATTCTTCGGGAAGATGCACATTGACATGAAGTTCACGCACGCTCACAGATGCGCGACGGCAGGGCACTCGTTGGCCGCTGTGAGCGAAGACCTGCGGACCAAGAACCGCAAGTACGATGTCCCCCGTGAGATGTGGCAGGCCGCGGCTGACGGGGATAAGAAGGCGTTCCGTGAGATCGTGCTGCACTGCCAACAAGACGTGCTAGTATTAGAAGAGGTACTAGACAGGACCAAGCAACTCCTGGTCCACATTACGAGGTAGGCGATGTCGGTCGTGATGCTAGTGCTACTAGGTGCGGCTGCCCTGGCCATGGTAACTCTCTCTGACCTGCGTCGTAAGAGGCGGAGATGGTAGGTAGGGCTTCCTGGGAGGAGGACCGGGAATGTTCCGAGCTGGGCGAGGACTGTCCAGCGTGGACTAATCATAAGCACCGACGTAGGAGATCGCATGTTACGACGTAGCGTGAAGTTGCTGGCCTTGGGCGTGGCTGGGCTGGTACTGCTAGCCACAGGCGCGGGGCTACAACAGGGCTGTAACAAGCGAGAGGTCGATGCGCTCAAGTCCGCCCAGGCCAAGGTGGAGATGGCGGCAGCCGGTTACCGAGACGCCCTTGTGGTGAAGGAGAAGGAGCTAGCGAAGCGGATGGAGCTACCCCCCGCTGCCATCGAGGCCGGCGTCAAGCCTGTCGTCCTGACCCGTACCATCACCAAGACCGTCCAGGTAGAGGTACCCATCACCACGATCATCCCGTGTGACTCACCCGCCGTCCGTGTGGACGTGCCTGTAGGTACGCGCCCCACCGGGCCTGTGCAGGTGATGGGGATGTCAGCGGAGACCTACTTCTCGCTGGCCATCCTCCCCAACGGCCAGCCGAAGTACAAGACCTCGGTGTTCGTGAGTCTATCTGGCGAGGAGTGGGAGCAGCGGATCGAGCTGGAGCCAGAGCACGTCAAGGACGAGGTTCAATTCAGCAACGACGCGCAGTTGGCATTTCGCGCGTGGGTGGATAGGCCAGTCCGGTTCGCTGTCATGCCCCGGCCACTTCGACACTCACGGCTAGGCTGGACCGTGGGGGTCGATCCTATCCGCAGCACAGTCGATACGACGTTCGCCGTAGCCGCAGTCTGGGGGATACAGTTCTAGTGCGTACCGGCGGTCTCACTCTCTCGCTCACGAACCTCGGGCAGGGGACTGTCATGCTCGATCCGCCCTCGGAGGCGTTGCTGCCCCGTGAGCTGCGTGTGTCTGGTCCTGCCACACCCCGAACCGAGAACTGCCGGCTCGTGAACAACCTGGCCCAGCCCCGGTTAGGCTCCATCGCATTCAGGACATTCGTAGGTGCGAGCCCGGTGAATGGCCTGTTCCTGGCGCATTTCGATGACGGCGTGACCGAGGCTATCCGAGGGGACAGCACGACGGTACGGTATGACGACGGCGTGACTTGGACGAGTCTTGTCGGTGGCCAGACCGGCACCGCCAACGACACCTGGGCATTCGCTATGGTGAGGCTAGCCGGGGGAGTCACCAAGGCTAACCAACTTATCTTCTGCAACGGTGTGAATGATGTCTACAAGTATACCGGTGGGGGAACAGCGGCCACCACGATGGCGTCTGTAGCCGCCAAGTTGAGGGGTGCCAAGGCTCTCATAGGTCATCGAGGGCGGGGACTATACTTCAACGTGATCGACCTGACTCTCGCAGGCACGCCCCGAAAGTTCCAACGTGTCTACTACTCGATCGTCGGCAACCCCGAGACGCTCACAGGAACGGGCAGTGGGGTTCTCGACCTCGACGACGATGCGTTCCCTATCGTCAACGCGGTCAAGATAGGCGGGAACATCTGCGTGTTCAAAGGCGATGCAGTCGGCGGCTCGATCGCGGTGGGGACGCCGACAGGAGTAGTCCAGTCTCCCTATCGCTGGGACACTATCGACACGGATGGTATCGGGCTGCTCTGCCCTCGCACGCTCACCCAGGTCACCCCTGACCTATACTTCTTCGTGGGACATGACGGCTTCTACCTCTACGATGGCGGGAGGGGGCTGTTGCCAGTTGCGAACGAGTCTACCTTGACCCTGGTCCCGCGAATCACGCCTACATCACTAACGCTCGCGCACTCTTACTACGATGCCGGCCAGCACGAGATCCATCTCTTCTTGCCGCTCGATGGCGCGGTCTACCCCACCGAGGAGTGGGTGTTCAACGTGCGGGAGCGAAGGCTGTATGGACCATATCTGTACGGCACGCCGATCACCGCGGCCACGCCGTTCGCCACGACCGGGACACTCACGTGGACTAGCTTGGGTGTGTATGGCACGTGGACCAACCTGCCATTCTCCACCTGGTCCTCCATGCTAGGGTCGGCATCTGGCCGGACGATTGTCATCGGTACCAGCGGTGGCGCGACCCGGCACATCGACGGCTCTGCGACGACCGACGCGGGTGCGCCTATCGGGGCTACGTACTACACTGCTGCTATCGCTCCCGGTGACCTCACCTCCGCCACCGGTAAGCCGCTCGACTCACATACGACATTGGTGTTACAAGATGTACATGTCATCTTCAAGAACGTCGGCTCGTGGGTGCCGACAGTAGGGGTGTCTACCGATGGTGGGATGACATGGCTGAACATCAGCACGGGTGGTAGTGTAGGCGGAGGGACGAGTATCGGTCGCATTGTAACCAAGACCTACACGACTGTACTCCCGGGCACCTGGTTCCAGGTACGAGTGTCGAACGGTAATAGCAACAACATGCAGATATGGGGACTCCGGCTGGAGTTCTCTATCGCAGGGAGTGGGCAAGCGAATGTCTAAGATGAGACCCAATCTACCTAATCTACCTGGCGTATGGCTGGCGATTCTGACCAGTGCCGTGTCGGTCACAGGATATCGGTGGTTAGCCATGACACAGACACCAGTCCAGACGCCATCCTCCGCCTCCATCTGTAGCGTCTCGCTGGAATGCGATCAGTGTCACAGTACATTCAGCTCGTGTGTGGACTGTGCGTTTGGACGGTATCTGCGTAGTGGCGATGGCAGGAAGCTAGTACGTGCAGTTCGGGCGTGTGAGGCGAAGGTTGAGTAGGATACTATGTAAGTTGGGATTCCACCTCTGGGAGGAGACTGTGGTCTACTTTGCTCGTGTACGGCGGGTATGTATCCGCCCGAGATGTTTCGCGTGTGACGAGCTAGGCCATGACCGCTGGTTGAGGGTGTACCGTGGCTAAGATTCCAGGTCTACGCATAGTCGCGCCGAATGATGTCGAGGAGCACAAGATACTTGCCGCGAAGGTGAGTCATGTAGAAGACTTCTGGCCCGACGAGAACAAGGTCTATCAGAACCCCGGCCAGTGGTATATCAGCCAGTTCTGTAATCCCATGAATCTAGTCTTCGACCTGGAGGACGGGAAGGGGATGCTCGCGTTCCTGTACACTGTCCCCGGCTGGAGAGCGCAGGTATTCACTGCGAAGTGGGATACCACGCAGGAGTTTGCACCTGAGTCTCGTGTGCGAGCCCTCTGGGAGGCCGCAGCCCGAGTCGCCATTCTTACCAATGACCTCCTCGTGATCGACGGGTTCGTTCGCACGACCAACGAGGCAGCTCAGAGTCTGGCGGAGCGCATGGGGATGGTGCGTAGAGGTCTCATCCGGGGTCAGGTACACTATAATGGTATCGCCGAGGATACCTACTGGTACGAGATCCACCGGGATGATCTAGGCATCCCCCAAGAGGGTAGCTAGATGGGTTGGGCTGCTGCCGCACCGTATGTCATCCCTATCGCCACCTCCCTCGTGGGTGGGATGATGGGCGGCAAGGGTGGACGGCGTAACCCTTCGCCTCAGCTCCCTGCCGGGCTCGAATCCCTCCTCAACATCTTCAGCCAGACAGCAGGACGGGGGTTGGAGAACCTGGATTTCAGTGGCTTCACGCCGGGCGCGGGGTACCAGGCTGACGTGGGACAGCAGGCGCTCCTCAGCTCACTCATGCCACAGTTGGGCGGCGTAGGGAGCGCGTTTGGACAGGGGTTGACGGGCCTGACCGAAGGCGCGGCGACCGGATATCTCCCTAACTTCACAGGCCAGATCGAATCCTACCTTCGACCCGGGCTGGAGCGTAGCTTCGAGCGTGGCGCGGCGGGGCTACGCGAGCAGGGTGCGTTCACAGGCACCTTGAGTGGCTCGAACATGCTCGAACAGCTCAGTAACCTGAGAGGTGGGTTAGAGGCCGGGCTAGGCGAGAACATGGCGAACATCTACGGCGGCGCGTTGCCAGCGGCGATCTCAGCGCGGAGTGCGGCCGTGGGACAGTCGTTGGGGTTACCTGGTCAGATGCTTGGCGCACTCGAAGGTCCCATTGGCCAGACCCTCCAAGGCTCACAGTTCCAACAGGCGTTCCCCCTCCAGGCCATCCAGGGCGCGGCAGGTGGGNTCTCCGGCCTGCCCTTCTACCAGCCTAGCTACCGCCCTGGCAAGAGTNGCATGATNGGGCAGGGGTTGATGGCAGCGGCGCCGGCTATGGGCGGCAAAAAGTAAATGCCCATCTACTACCCCCCTCTCGGCCCCGGCGAATCCTACGGCCCTGACTTCTACGGTCAGATCGGGCCGCAGCTAGCTGACTCCATCACCCGCGGGCTAGAGCTGCGCCGCCAGCAGAAGGAAAAGGAACAGCAGAAGCGCCGCGAGGATGCTGCGAGTCGTCTCCAGCTCATCCTCAAGGGTGCCGAGCTATCCAAGGATCAACAGGAGGCACTCATCAACGGCGTGCAGGCTGACCCTGAGCTACGTTCCATCCTAGGCCCTGTCCTGGGCGGTCTCCCCCAGGAGACCCTGCCCCCCACCGTCACCCCCGACGTGACCCGCGAAATGGGGATTGCTGTCGCACCTGGCAGGACTCGCAAGACCATCACCCGCGAGGAGCCCCCCAGCGTGCTCCGCGAGCAGGCAGCGACGGCGTCTAGCCTCGCCCAGACCGAGCTGACCAAGGAGCAACTCGCCGCTGCCAAGGTCAAGCCGAAGACTGCCGCAGCCGAGGCCACGGCCATGTTGGATGCTGTCTCCGCTATCGAACAGAAGACAGGTATCAAGTATAGTGATGACGAGAAGAAGCGCATCGCCATCGAGGGGAAGCTCCCCGAGGCAGCTAGTGGCCGTGATCTCATCCAGACGATCAACACCTTACAAGGCATGGCTGTGGAGGCGGGCACTCGCGGCACCGACATCTCCGACTCGCAGCAGGCGTTGGGGGCCTCAGTCGGCCTCGACATGCGAGCTATCGCCGCCGCTGCGGGCAAGACCAAGGCCAAGGAGTTCGCCGCTATCCACGAGAAGGGCCAGCCCACGCCTATCGAGGTTGACCTCGGGCAGCTCGGTATCGCCAACACGCCCGCGTTCGATAGGCTCTTCACCGGCCATTTCAACGCCTACCTGCTCAACCAGCCCGGCGTAGACAAGACCTTGATCGAGCGGTTCGATGAGAATGATAATCGCGTCCTAGAGACCGTCCCTACCAACTACAACCCTGCGCAACAGGCATCCGCAATCAAGTACGCCATCACCAAGATGCCGGCTGGCACCGAGCAATTCCTCGCGAAGTGGCATCCGCAACTTCTTCAGCAGATGGCCGCTGCGCCCGTGCTCCGCCCCGGCGCGCAGGGCATACTCGACAAGATCCGCGCCGCCAAGACTGAAGGTGGCAAGGCTGCTGCTGCTGCGGAGAAGTAATGGGCCGCATCCTATCGGATGAGGAGATCCGGCAGGTCATCGCGGACGGCGTGCCGGATGAGATACTCACCGAGCTGGCATCGGCCGGTGCGATGGAGGACCTGGAAGCACTAGAGAACGGTGTCCTCGCCGCGGCGAGTCCCAAGATGGCAAGGCTACAGGCGGGGTATCCTGTTGCGGGTGGCGGCGAAGCCGGGCCTACTCGTAGCCCAGGGCTCATTATCCCAGAGAGGACAGCGCCTGGCGCTATCCCACCCGCAGCTCTGACTCGCATGCCCGGCGCTGAGATGGGTCGTTCCATTCTCAACGCGCCGCAGATGATAGGACAGGCACTGCTACATCCCGTCGAGACTGCCAAGTTGATGGGTGAGCAAGCCACCGAGATCATAGCCGGGCTCGTCCAGGCTCCACAGTCGTTATTCCTCGACCTGCCTGTCGTCCCCAAGGCAGATGCAGAACGTATCTCTGCCGAGGAGCGCGCAGCGGGCCGTCCCTTCCCTGACCTTCTCGAAGTCCAGATGCTCTACCAGGAAGAGCTGCGGGCCAAGGCTGCCGCGACCAAGGCCGAGGCCGATAGCCCGCGCTGGGAGACTACGAAGGGGCTGGTAATGGGTCCTGTCCAGTCGATGTACGACACGATCACCAACCCATCCGACGTGATCCGTGACAGACCGTTAGAGTTCGGGATCAACGTGGGACTCCTGGCAAAGTTCAAGCGCACGGGGGGTAATGACGCGCTCAAGGAGGTCGTACCCTCTACCCCCGAGACGAGTGTCACACCTGCTGGCCCACCCGCCATCCCCCGCCCCTCCC